CACATCAACGAACGCTTGAACCAGTCGGTCGAACTCCTGCTCGAAGGCAGACATTTGGTTTTGGTAGTCGAAGAATAGGGTAGTCGGTATCAAACGCTGACCCAGATCTGACCACGGCATGGTGAGCGCATAGTGCTGGTTGCGTACGTTACCCACGAACTTCTGCACTGCGTCGAGTTCGGCACAGTCACCGAGTAATTTCTTACTGACGTTTGCGGTACCGGACGCCGCGTTGTTTTGCATGGTGATTTGGGCCGATGCGCTTTTGTCCTTCTTGCGTCCTGTCCAGACTGACGCGTTGAACTCAACGATCATGGCGCTTGATTGGATCGATGGTGCCGATGTTGGTGGTGTAGGCCAGTTGATTGGCCCGTCGGTCACTGGTTGTATTTCTACTCTTTCCATTGCTATATCCTCATAAGTTGTTTTTGTTAGGGAACTCCCTAACATGTTTTGGTGATACATGAGATAAGAACCCCTACCCCATAAACTTATTATACCCTATAAGGAACGTAATGTCAAGTGGTGGAAGGTAACGGTATAATGTGGAAACCGCTGGAATGTTCCATTTTGTCTTGGAATGTTCGATTTGAAAATGACGCAAGTTATTGAAAACAAACAAATGTTCGGAATGTTCGTTTTTTGGGGAAATTACTAACTATTCTGCCAAGGGGAAGGGAAGGCAGGGAGAAACAGAACAAAGCTATTTGTTTTCTCTGGGAGGTAGTAATTCTATACATTACAGAACATTATAAAATATATATATATATAGAGACAACACATATCACTATACATACACCGTAATCCATTACATTCCATCGTGGTCCGCTATTCAAATGTTCGTTTCACTACCGAACATTATAAGAACAAATGCCGAACAAATGGAACAATACAAATCCTCTCTGCCGAACAATGTTAGGGAACTCCCTAACACGTCCTTGTGCCCCTTCCCACACCGTCCCGCACCGCTACGCTGGGAACTGGTATCAACGCAGTAACACGTTTGACGCAACGCTACTCTAGGAACTGGTATCAACCCCGCCGAAGCGGGGAAGAGGTGTGGCCCCCGAAGGGGCCGTGGGTTTAGCCTTCGATGATGGATCTGAGGTCGTCATCCGATCCGATGAGTGACATTGTATGAGCAACCGATTTGATAAGCTGAGCTGGATCATATTCGGGAGTCTCATCCTTTCGCGCCGTATTGGCGATGGTCTTGAGAGCCGCGATGATTTTCTCAGAATCAGACTTCGATTCTTTTTGCTCGGGCTCGATCTCGCCAGCATCGATCTCGCGGCGCAACATAGCCTTCCCTAGATCAGTTATGCGGCCGCCAATATTGCCTTGGCGAATCTTGCGCTTGCGGTCTTTATCCTCGGGAGACAGCGCCTTGACATCGACTAGAAACAGCCGCTTTTCGTCGTCTGGTAACCCGTTGATTAGACCGGTGATCATGGCGTCCCAAGATGCTTGGTCGAAACCCCCGCCATTCTTGGGCGAGACGAAGTGAATCGAGCGCAGCCCTTTATCGAATAGCTGGTTTTCAAATTCGCCCTTCTTCTTCTCGACTGCTGTATGCGCGGCCATGTAGTTGGTGAGGATCGATGCTGTTGTCGCGTTACATGTGATTTTCTTAGTCACTTTTTATATCTCCAGTTTTAGCGGCTCGCGGAATTGCTTGCCTGCTGGTAGCCTATTATCCATATCTGGCCGATGATGTCAACAACTATCCGATAATGGTCAATTGTGGAATGTTAGGGACATCCCTAACAATGGATCTGGCCGCTACCCTACCTACCCCCGACCCCCCTTTGCTGCTATGGGACTCCACACATCTCTTAGTATTACTAATTTACTCAAATAATCAGCTATTTTTTGAGTTGGGTACCCCCTAACTTGTTCCTGCTAGACCCCTACCCCCCTCATATAGGGAACACCCCCCGGTAGGAGTCCCAACTTATAGTTGCAAAAAATTATTTTTGGTGTACATTTGCGGTAACGGTTAACAACCTGCGTACATTTATGACCATAGTGCTCGATTCAGAAGTCGGTGTACCCTTATCTGTAGACATGTCTTACACAGATCTGCGTGAACGTGCGGAGGCTGCGTGCAACACGGCGTTACTACTTGCGGATAACGGGTTAGACATAGTTCCAAACAATGAAGATAGAGATGTAGCTGCCGGTCTAGCAGTTGAATACGCTGAAGACCCCGTAAAAACTTCCAAGAAGGTTAGCAACACCCGTGTCGCCAAGATGACCCCTGCCTCATTGATACTCACAAACAACATATTGCAAGAGTTTGGGCAGTCTGTGGCCGAGAGCGCCACCCAGATACGACACCTAGTTACCAACAAACTCCTGCTTGAGTCAGAGAACCCAGACCCACGGGTAAGAATCCGTGCATTGGAGCTGCTAGGTAAGATATCCGACGTTAGTTTGTTTGCAGAAAAGTCAGAAGTGACGATCACCCACCAGTCTACCGACGACTTACGAGCAAAACTGCGTCAAAAGCTAGAAAAACTGGTAAATCCACCCGAAGCATTGGATGCACCCATAGTCTTAGATGGGGAAGTCATCGATGTGGGCGCGGCGTTGGGGTTGAAACCCGAAAAGTCTGAGGAAACAGACAAAAAGCCACTGCACGCAGGGTGGGTAGGCGCAGAAGAACCGGAGTATGACGATGAGTGAGGTCGCGTTAGACTTTACTGAAGCGGAACTCCAAGTCATGTTGGACAATCTGGACGAATATACGCCAGATGAAGTCGTCGAAATCGATAAATTAGTGAGTGAGCTGGATAACCGCAAGCAAAACAAGTTAGCGTACGACGATTTAATAGAATTTTGTAAGGCGATGCAGTCTGATTACATTGTAGGCAAGCATCACCGCATATTAGCAGATATGCTCATGGCCATTGAGCAAGGTAACAAGGATCGTATCTGCGTCAATATTCCGCCCCGCCACGGAAAATCACAACTAGTGTCCATATTCTTCCCGGCGTGGTTCTTGGGGCGGAACCCCAATAAAAAGGTCATGATGGTGTCTCATACCACCGATCTGGCCGTCGATTTTGGTCGAAAAGTCCGTAATTTGATTGCGGTAGACGCGTACAAGGCCATCTTCCCTACCGTCGCATTGGCTGCAGATTCTAAGTCTGCGGGACGTTGGAATACCAACGTAGGGGGAGAGTACTACGCCTGTGGTGTTGGTTCAGCCCTTGCTGGACGGGGTGCTGACCTGCTTTTAGTGGATGACCCACACTCTGAGCAGGACGTGATTAACGGAAACTTCTCTGTGTTTGAGAAAGCCTACGAGTGGTATACGTTCGGTGCAAGAACACGTTTGATGCCGGGAGGACGGGTAGCGATCATCCAGACTCGGTGGCACATGGATGACCTGACAGGGCGTGTGGTACGGGACATGGGGCAGAACGAACGGGCTGATGAGTTCGAAGTCATTGAATTTCCTGCTATTTTAGATACTACGGATAAGGATACGGGAGAGTCGGTGCAGAAACCGCTGTGGCCCGAATTCTTTGATCTAGAAGCACTACTTAGAACTAAGGCGTCGATGCCGGTGTTTCAGTGGAACGCCCAGTATCAGCAGGAACCGACAGCGGAAGAAGCTGCACTCATCAAACGTGAGTGGTGGTCGCATTGGGACAAGGAAGATCCACCCGATTGCGAATACATTATCATGGCGCTCGACTCTGCGGCGGAGAAGCATAACCGTGCGGACTATACGGCCTTAACGACATGGGGTGTGTTCTTTCATGACGAGGCTGACGCGTACAACATCATCTTGCTCAATAGTATTAAGAAGCGGTTGGAGTTCCCTGAGTTGAAAGAGTTGGCAATGGAAGAGTATGCCGACTGGGAACCTGATGCGTTTATTGTGGAGAAGAAAAGTTCAGGTACGGCGTTGTACCAAGAGATGCGACGTATGGGACTACCAGTGCAGGAGTTCACGCCGCACAGAGGGTCGGGTGATAAACTAGCCCGTTTAAATTCTGTTGCTGATATTGTAGCATCTGGGATTGTATGGATACCCGAAACGCGTTGGGCGGAAGAAGTGGTCGAAGAGATTGCTGGATTCCCGTTTATGAGCCATGATGACTTGGTGGATTCCACCGTAATGGCACTCATGCGTTTTAGACAAGGTGGGTTCATACGCTTACCAACTGACGAACCAGATGAGATTCGTTACTTCAAACAACGACGTGGCGGGTACTACTAAGAGTAAAAACTATGGCTATTGAAAAAGGGTTGTATGCAGCTCCAGAAGGTATGGACGATCTGCTTGAAGGCGAGATGATGGATGACGAGCTTGCTGGTGGCGAGGCGTTAGAGATTGAGATTGTTGATCCAGAGCGTGTAACGCTTTCCGACGGTAGTATGGAGATCACGCTGATCCCTGATGCTGATGAAGCGGACCTCATGGGGTTTGACGCTAACCTTGCAGAAGCGTTGGACGATAGTGAGTTACAAGAACTCTCACAAGATTTGATTGGGCTGATCGATGCTGATGTCGAGAGCCGTAAAGATTGGGCTGATACATTTGTCAAAGGACTAGACGTATTAGGGTTCAAGTACGAAGAGCGTACAGATCCGTGGGACGGTGCCTGCGGGGTTTACTCTACTGTACTGGCCGAAGCCGCGATACGTTTCCAAGCAGAGACGATGAGCGAGACTTTCCCAGCCGCTGGTCCCGTACGCGTTAAAGTTCTGGGTGAAGAGACTGCAGATAAAGCTGAAGCAGCAGAACGTGTAAAAGCAGATATGAACTATGAGCTGACAGAGCGCATGGTCGAGTATCGCCCCGAGCACGAACGACTCTTATACAGCCTAGGACTAGCGGGATCTGCGTTTAAAAAGGTGTATTTTGACCCTAGTATGGGCCGTCAGGTAGCCATATACATACCCGCAGAAGATGTGATTGTACCCTACGGTGCGTCCCATATTGAGACTGCTGAACGTGTTACACACGTCATGCGGAAGACTAAGAACGAGTTGAAGAAGCTCCAAGCGATGGGGTTCTACCGAGAGATTGATCTAGGTGATCCGCAACCGTTCCATACCGACATCGAGAAGAGGAAGGCCGAAGAAGGTGGCTACTCTATTACTGACGATGATCGATATGCGATATACGA